GCGCGGTCGATCATGCTCTCTGAAACCGTAGAGCGCGAAATTGCTCGCGCTCGCGGTCGGCTCTGGCTCTGACGTTCGGCAACGCTCACGGCACTTCGCTTGAAACGCGGCCTCGCTCGGAAGAGAAGAGTTGTCTCTTTGAATTCGAAAGGTACAGACATGAAGACGATGAATCTCGATCAGTTCAAGAATGCGCTTGAAAAGGCCGCTCGCATCAAGGGTGCGGACGGCGTGGCAATGCAGAAGAAACTCATCCTCGAAGGCTACATGGTGACCGATGCCGAAGGCATGGCGGTCGATCCAGAGATGCTCGATGTGACCATCTCGGCCGCTGCTCCGGAGACTGACGCGATGAGCGATCAGGAGAAGGAACAGATCTCGAAGTCGATCCGTCGCGAAGTCGCTTCGCGTCTCGACGCGATGCCGCGCGGCCTCTCGGCAGTCGCCAACGTCGACGACAAGCCTTGGGAACGCGCTCGCGTTTATAGCGCAGGCCGCAAGGCTTTCTCCTCGAAGGAGCTGGCTTGGAAGTTCGGCACGTGGTGTCTCGCAACTCTCGGCCACAAGAAGAGCGTCGAGAATTGCAAGAACTTCGGTATCGCGATCAAGGCTCATACCGAAGGCGTGAACTCGCAAGGTGGCTTCCTCGTTCCTGACGAGATGGCCGCTGAACTCGTCACGCTTCGCGAGCAGTACGGCGTCTTCCGCCGCAATGCGAAGATCTATCGAATGACGAGCGACACGCTCCGCATTCCTCGCAAGAATACGGGCCTCACGGCGTACTGGGTCGGCGAAGCGATCGCCGCGACCGAGTCGACAATGGGCTTCGACAACGTGCAACTCGTCGCGAAGAAGTTGACCGCGCTCACGACCGTCTCGAACGAACTCCTCGAAGATTCGATCATCGACCTCGCGAGCGATGTCGCGAATGAAATCGCGTACCAGTTCGCCTTCAAGGAAGACGACGCAGGCTTCAACGGCGACGGCACGTCGACGTATGGCGGCGTAGTCGGACTCGCAACTGCGCTCTCGAACGCGACCTATCAAGTCAGCGACTCCGGCGCGTCGACGAACTATTCAAGCATTACGTCGGCCCAAGTTTCGACGGCGTTTGCATTGCTTCCTGCTTGGGCGTTCCAACGAAACAACGTGAAGATCTTCTGCAATAAGTCGACCTATCACGCGGTCTTCGAGCGTCTCGCGTTTGCCGCAGGTGGCACGACTGCGAGCGAAATCGTGAATGGCATTGCGACTCCAAAGTTCTTCGGAACTCCAGTCGAATTCACGCAAGTCATTCCGTACACGCCAACGACTGGCGATTCGGTCGTTGCCTACATCGGCGACCTCTCGCAATCCTGCTATCTCGGCGATCGCCGCGCGACCTCGATCGCGTTCAGCGATTCGGCTCTCAACGCCTTCGAGCAAGACGAGCGTGTCGTTCGTGGAACCGAGCGCGTCGACATCGTGTGTGCGAACGTCGGATCTTCGTCCGCAACTGGTGGCATCATCAAGTTCACCTTCTGATCCAAAGGAGATCAAACAGATGCGAAGCAATTTCAAACAATTCAATGTCACGGTTGGAACGACTGCCGTGTCTGCGCTCGCCACCGCTGAATTCGATACGCTTGGATTCTCATATGCGACGATTGCCTACTACGAAGGCACTTCGCCGACGACCAACGGTCTGTCGACTACCTTGACGAATCACGCGCTTCAGCACAGCGACACGGCAGGCTCAGGACACACAGCCGTTTCCGGATTCACCGCAGGAACGGACTGGACTCCATCTTCGGCGGCAGTCGCGACGAATGTCGCGAAGGTCTTGTATGCGATCGATCTTCGTGGAAAGAAGCGATATCTGAAAGTGACCGCTGCGGGAAACTCCGTCTTCACGACTGGCGTTTTCGTATGCACTCTGACGCATCCTGCCGACGGTCGAACGACTGCCGCAGAAATCGGCGCAGGCAATTTCATTGCAAGTTGATCGATGAACCGCTGATCCATGAGAGGGGAGGGAAACCTCCCCTCTCTCTTTGGAGGACAGATGAGAAACTCTCAAAATATGCGCTCGATCGTTCTTTCGGAGGCGAGCGCATCGACACTCACGGCATCAGTTGACACGCAGGGATTCCGCTTTGCGCGTATCGCCTTTTCATCCTCATCGACTGGCGCACCGACGACGAACTGCAAACTTGAACAGTCAGACGATAATTCGACTTGGGAAGCGATTCGTGGGATCGTTCTCGCAACTGACTACACGCTCGGAACGGCAACGAATCTCACGACTCGTCCGAAGGTCGTTTGGGATGTGAATCTCGCAGGTCGCAAGCGATATCTCAAGGCGACGATCGAACACGCGACCTCTGGCCGAGGTCAACTCAACGCGATGCTTCTCGATCCGATCGACGGCATCACGACCGTCGCCGAGACTGGCGCAGCGAACTACGTCATTTCGTAACGAGGAGATTCGATGCGAAACTCGCAAGACTTCAAGATGGTCGTTCTCGATCAGTCGTTCGGTCAGAGTTTCACGGCATCCGTCGACACTCAAGGATACCGATACGCTCGAATCATCTTCTGCTCGGATTCATCGGGAAGGCTCGTAAGCGGAACCAAGATCGAGCAGTCGGACAAAGGCGTCACTTGGGAGGCAATTCCGAAGATGGTCGTTGGAGTCGACTATGTTCTTCCGAGCAAGGCGACATCGACGACACAACCGAAGATCGTTTGGGATGTCTCGATGCTCGGTAAGAAGCGATTTCTCAAAGCGACCATCGAGCAGATCGCAGAAGGGAATTCGATCATCATGGCTCAACTTCTTGAGCCGATCGACTCCGTCACGACTGCCGACGAAACCGGAGTCACGACCTACGCGCTCGGATGATCGACAAGCCTCTTTCTTTTTCCGGTGGGGAGGCGGCACGTCCGTCTCCCCTCTATCATTCCGAAGCCTCATGGCAAGGAGACAAAATGGAAGAACTGAAGGACGGCGCAGACATCGGCTCGGGCTTGACGCAAATCCGCACGGAAGACGCGATTCCTTGGCTTCGCTCGATCGCATCGCAACTCAAAGACGGAGCAGAACTCCGGCTCGAAGTGCCTGATCTAGATGGAGTCTTGAAAGCCTACAACGACGGCGAGCCAGAGACGGAGAAGATGCTCATCGGTGAAGGCGTGAAGTCGCTTTGGAATCGCGAGAAACTTTCTCGCGTTCTGAATCTCGCAGGCTTCGAGATCTCACGCGGCAAGAATGGTTGGGCTTGGAACGAGACGAAGACGAAGATCTCTGTCGTCGCTCGCAAGTACTCTCGGCCTGCGCCGTCTTTCCCGATGAAAGACATTCATTGCATCATGTCGCTTCCTCGCGTTTGTTGGACGGACACGCAAGGGGAATTGCATCAAGCGTCGGCCAAACTAGGCTTCAACGTCTCGCGATCGACCGGAGTTTTCTGGGGCCAATGCCTTGAACGCTTGATTGATACTTGCCTCACGATGGAAGGCATCAAGTACGTTCTGACGGTCGACTACGATTCGATCTTTGACGCGGAAGACATTATTCGTCTCTGGCAAGTGATGGAGACGCGACCTGATGTCGACGCGATCTGTCCACTTCAGATCGGACGAGACAAAGATCTTCCGCTTTTTTCAATCAAGAACGACGACGGAACTCTTCTCAAGGAGATGACGGAAGATCGGCTCTACACGGACGCGCTCGAAATGAACACGGGACATTTCGGGCTTACGCTAATTCGCCTCGATTCTCTTCGAGATCTCGCTCGTCCTCTCTTCCTCGGCGTTCCGAACAAAGAAGGCACTTGGGGAGAAGGCCGCGTCGATGACGACATATTCTTCTGGAATCGTCTCCGCGAAGCAGGCAAGAAAATTTGCCTATGTCCGCGAGTTCGAATCGGACATCTTCAGAACGTCGTGACGTGGCCTGCCGAAGACTGCCGCGCAATCACGCAATATCTTTCGAAATACCATGAAGATGGGAGGCCGATCGAATGCATGACCTTCTAATCGTTCTCCGAAACTGCGCGATACACGTCGACGGCGTAGGCCGACGAGATCTCCGAGCGGGAACGATTGTCAATGTCTCGCACGAAGCAGCGAAGACGCTCGTCTCGAAGGGATACGCAAAACACGCGATCGAGCCTGCTCCGCTCTTTGTGGATTCGACTCGACTGAATCAAACGCCGAAGAAGAAGCCAAGGAGAGCCGATGGCCGTAGCGACGAACTCACTCACGACTCTGGTCAGTCTGAAGCAATATCTCGGCGTGACGACGACGACCGACGATGCGCTCATGGAGAGCCTGATCGACCGAGCGAGTGACTTCATTCAGCGATACTGCGCTCGGAACTTCGTCTCGCAGCGGTACTACGAATGGCACGATACATACGGAGCCGATCGAATTGCGCTGAAGAACAATCCAGTCGAGCACGTTCGATTTGTCGGAGTAGGCTACGACAACGCTGTCTCCGTTCAATCAACAATCTCAAGCGATATCTCCGTGACGATCGGAGTCGATAGCGATCACGTGCATCTCCATCGAATCAATTCGTCAGGAGTCGAGACATCGAGCCAAGCCGTGTTCGCAACCTATCCGTCGACGAATCTGCTTGCGGCGGCGATATCTGGCGTGACTGGCTTCTCGGCGAGCGCGGTCTTGAATTTGCCGACGAAGTACCTTCGCAAGATCGCAGGCGCGGATCTCAAGCAGAAGACGATCTACCTTCAGGCTCCGACTGATTCGCTGACCGACTACATGATCGACGATGCGAGGGGAATCATTTACGGCCCTACGCTGACGCAGTATCGTTCGTTCTTCGTTGACTATGAAGGCGGATACGGCACGATTCCGTACGATCTTCAGCAAGCGACGATTGAGATGGCATCGAGGCTATTCAACTCTCGGAAGCGCGATCCGAGCCTTCAGAGCGAATCGCTCGGCGGATACTCGTACTCGCTTCGATCCGTGTCGGATCTCGACTCGTCGACGAAGTTGGTTCTCGATTCGTATCGGAGGCTCCGTTGAGCATCGAGACGCTTGTGAATCAGTTCGGAATGACGCTGTACATTCGTCTTCCGGCGTACACGGTCGAATCGGACGGAACGATCTCTCGGCAGTATGGCCGCGTCTTTACGGCGACAGGATTCATTCAGCCTTCGTCGCAAAGCGAGCCAGTCATTCAAGGCCGATACGAAGGCAGAACGTCCGCGACGATTTACTTCGTCGGCGCACTCTCGATCGGCATCGACTACGAGATTCACGACTCGGAAAGTTTGACAACTCGACAATGGCGCGTGACTGGTGTCGTGAATCCTGCGGAACTCGGGCAGACTGGCGCACGTCCTTCGCTGAATATGACGGTCGTCGACTGCGTCGAAGTTGAGCCGAATGCAGACATCGGCGGCGCAGAAGGACAGGTCGACCAATGAGCGGCGCGAAGTTCAATCACGACGCGATTCTCGAAACGATGCGAGTGGGACTTCGCGAAGGCATGGACGCGACACTCGTCGGATCTGCCCGTCTTGTTCGTCGTCGACTCTCGCAAGCAGGAATGGGATTTCTATACCGAGTCGCGAAAGGCAAGGCGAAGGGACGAAACCTTCGAGCGCGTGGATACCATCGCGCATCGCTTGCAGGACAGCCGCCTGCCGTGAATACGAATCGGCTTCGAGCATCATGGAGCGTCGAGACGGTTGGAAATCGTCCAGACGGATTCGCGAACATCTTCGAGAACGGACGCGCCGTCGTGCTTCGATACGGAAGCAACGTGCCATACGCGCCGATGCTTGAATTCGGAACTCGCCGGATGAAGCCACGTCCTTACATCAAGCCTACGCTTCCGCAGATCTCGATGATCTCGCAACGATTCCTCAAGATCGCCGTCAAGCGAGCATTCGCGAGGACTCCATGAGCAAAGCAATTCTCGATGCGGTGAAGAGTCGGCTCTATGCGACGACCTCGATCGCGACTGCGCTCGCGTCTCGGATCTACTACAACTCTGCGCCTGCAAACGCGAATCTTCCTCTTCTCGTCTATACGGCGACCGTGAGGACGACACCATTCTTCGGCGCGATCACGCGGCACGAAGTCGAGATCGAGTTCGCGATTCAGTACGGCAACGAGAACGGAATCGACGCGTACACAATCTCGGACGGCCTCGCGACGGCGTTCTCGACTCCGATCGCGGTCACAGGCTTCGACGCGCTTCGCGGCGTTCGCATCGAGCGCGGTGTGCCATCATTCGCGGATGATGGTTGGACGATGGTAGAGCGGTGGCGATTCGTCGCGCACGACACATAAGGAAATCTCATGCCTATCGATACCTATCTAATCGGCAACGACGGAAACGTCTCCTACACGATCGGAACGACGACGACCGTCCAGACCTTTTTCAAGGTTCAGAGTTTCGCCGCGACGCTCTCGCGTCCAGTCTCGACTCTGACGGCCTTCGGCGATACCGGACAGCGAAAGCGTCTCGGTATGCTTGATCTCACGGGATCGCTCAATGCGGTCGTCGGTGTCGATTCGAGCGCAGGCACTTCGACGAGCCACACGAATCTCATTCTCGTCTCGTCGCAGGACACGACAGCGACGCGGCCTGCCTTGAGCCTGACGCTATATGACAGCACGAACGACGCAAAGATCACATCGAACTGCGTCTTCTCCTCATTCGCGTTCAATTCGACGAAGACTGGCGACACGACGATGACGGTCAACTTCGAGAACGCGGACGGCGCGGCTCCCGTCGTCACTTGGCTGATCTCATGAGCCTTTCTGCTACTGAAGTCATTCCTCTATTTCGGCCTTCCGACCATGACTGGATCGTGACTCTCGTCACGAAGCAAGGCCGAACGATTTCGCGTCGAATCAGCGGAGGACGACTCGAAGAAGAGTCGGCAGTCCGAGTCGCGATGAACGCGAGCGAAGTCAGCCTCGCGGATCTCGATTCTTATACAGTTCGCCGCGCTTCCGATCGTTCTCTCGTCGTCAACGGCGACGAGTTTCTCGCACATCTCAAAACGAAGAAGAGGGACTGATGGTTCATCCTTGGAACGAGACGCTTCCAGACGGTCGCGTTGTCACGATTCGGCCTTTGACAGTTCGTCAGCGTATCGCGCTCACGAACGAACTCGCAGACATTCGAGCAGGCGAAGCGCGGAAGGCAGCGGAGATCGCAGGCCTTCCCGTTTCGCTTCAGGCCGTCGAGAAGGCTCGCAGAGACGCTCTCGTGGCTTCGGCCCTAGTTCTGGATTGCTACACGCTCGCAGGCTCCCTGCGCGTTCTCTGCGCCGCGAGCGAGTTCGGCGAGTTGATCGCGGATTCTGTCGACGCGAAGCGAGCCACAGAGATCGCGCTTCGTGCGCTCGGATTCGGCGAAGATCGAGAAGAGAAGCCATCGGGAAACTGACTGGGCCTCCGCGCGAGCCGATGCCTCGCGACTATCTCGCGGAGGCGCATCTCATCGCACGAACTGCCGCAGGCCTCGGGAATCCGCTCGATTTGACGTGCGCCGAATTCGACCGACATCTTCTGCTTTGCTTGAAAGGCTACGAGTCGAGTCAGACTGCGTCGACTGATTCGCGCGACTGGGCGCGACGATATGTAGAGCGGAGCACTACATGAAGGGCGGCGACATTTACATCGACGTGCGAGCGAACTACTCCGCAATGGAGCGCGATCTCGTCGAAGCAGAGTCGAAGGCCGCAGCGTCCGCCGAAGGCGCAGCGAAGCAGTACGAGTCGAAGTTCGGCGGATGGCTCCAGAAGAGCGCAGGTAGCGTCTCGAAGAAGATCGAGGGCTTCCTCAATCCGATTCAACTCCTCGATCGAGTCGCGGATTTCGCGGAGCGAGCCGGAGAAGAAGGCATCGGATCTGCGCTCGATGGCCTCGCGAAGTCGACGCCGATCATCGGCGCGGCCTACCGAATCGGAACGGCGATCGGTACTTCGCTGATGAATGCATTCGGCGCGGAGACGAACGAACAGTTCGCCGAGCGCGTCGAACAGGAACTCGCAGACGCGCAGGCTCGCGCGGATCGTCAGCGCAAGATCGCGCAGGGACAAGAAGCAGAGGCTCGCCAGACGTTCGGGCTTGAGCAGGAAGCAGGCGCGGCAGAGTTCGAAGCGCAAATGCGCCAACTTGAGCGCACGGGCCAAGCGGAACGCGCGATCTTCCTTCGAGGCTTGAACGAAGAGGAGCGTCTCCAGACCGAAATGGAATTGCGAGTCGCCGATGCCGCGAACGAAGCGCAGGCTGACGCGATTCGTCGACTGTATGAAGCGAAGATCCAATCGAACGCAGACGAGACTCGAGACAAACTCGACAAGCAGAAGGCCGCAGACAAGGCCGCTGCCGAGGCTCGAATCGCGGAAGAGACACGCGCAGCGGATGCGATCGCGAAGGCCGAGGCCGATGCCTCGAAAGCGGCGCAGCGTGAGCAGGAGAAGGCCGATCAGGAGGCCGCTCGCGCTCTCGACAAGGCAAACACAGAGCGTATTCGAATGATGGAAGAATCCGCTCGAATCGAGTCGGAACGCATCTCATCGCAGGCCGCAGGCATCACCGGCGCGAATACCGCGCTCGGTACTTTCCGATTCGATGCGTATCCAGACTCCGACAAGAAGCGCAACGATGAGCGCATGGTGAAGGCACTTGAGCAACTCGCGACGAGTGGCTCTGGAGGAGGATTCGTCTGATGGCTTTCGAATACGTCGAACTTCAGGAGACGCGAAACTACTCGGAGTCCGCCGGAAAGGTCACGGCATCGAGGAAGTTTCGTTGTTGGGATGACGCTTCGCCGATTCAAACTCCGGCGGAAGTGCGAGACAATTTCGGGAATGGGCTTCCCTCGGTCGGTTCGAGATTTCCAGACGAGAACGTCGTTTACTGCACTTCCTATTCGATCTCTCACGTTCCCGATATGCGGAATGTTTGGGAAGTGACTTTCAACTACGAGAACACAGAATTCACGGGCCAACTTCCGCAGGAGGAAGGCTACGTTCAGATCACCGTCGATTATGCGGCAGAATTCCGAGATGTCTGGCGTTTGAATCCAACGATCCCTCAGTACGGAACGCAGAACGGACAGAACTGCGGAGGAGAGAAGATCGACAAGGCAGGCGAGCCGATTTCGGTACTCGTCAGAATGTCTGATCTGACGATCGTCGAGACTGTCTCCGCTGCGAGTTTCCCTGATCGAAGTCTTTTGATTCGTCAAGCGAGAGGCCGTCGCAATCTCACGCAATTTCAAGGCGCACCGATCGGACAGGTTCTCTATACGGGCGCGACTGCGAATCGAATCGGCATCGAGAAGTACCAGATCACTCATCGATTCCGACAGGATGAATCGTTTCACATGATTCAAAGCCCGAGACGCAATCAACTCGGACAGGTACAGAAAGAACTCGACAACCAAGGAATCTGGAGAGCCGCTTGGGTCGATCTTGTCCAACCATTCGCAGGATTCGCAGACTTTAATCTCTTGAGCGAGAACTTCTAACATGGCAAATGAGATCACACTCAACCTCAAGATCCAAGTCGCAAAAGGCGACCTGATTCACGTCGAGAATCCATCGACGCTTTCTGTCGATCTCACAGGAACGACGGCGATCGGCGGCGCGGCAACTATCACGACGACTGCCGCTGCGCTCACGATGGGTAGCGTCTCGTCCGCCGGATACGCCTACTTTCGAAATACTGGGCCGACGAACTACGTGGAGATCGGGACAGGTACAGGCGGCTCATTCGTCGCGTTCCTGAAGTTGAAGGAAGGCGAGGCCGCAATCTGTAGGCTCGGCACGAACACGCCAACGGCGCGAGCGAATACCGCGAGCATCGCGCTTCAATACTACATTCTTGCTGACTGATGACGCTTCCTCGCTTCACATCTGGACGAGTTGGAAACCTTGAGTTCCAACATTTGAACGAGACGTTCGATCGTCTCGATGCTCTCGATGGTCGCGCAGAGCGTCCAGTTCGTCGAAGTGTCGCATCGTCTGGAATGATCCTCGCTTATGTGAAGTCCTACTCGGGGACAGGCATCTCCGCGCTCGCGAGTTTCGATGAGTATGCACTCGATGCGCTCGGCTCTTCCGTTTATGTGAAGGTCGACGGCGGCGTTACTTCGAAAGAAGGCACAGACGAATACGCGACTCCGATCGTCTATCCACTTCCGCCGATCGGCTCGATTGTTCCGATCTTTCCTCACGTCGCGAAAGATGGCAAGTTGTATTTCAAGGCGATCGACTCCGAAGGCACTTCAGGCCGCATCGGTCGCGTGATGGGTGGAGCGCAGATCGTCGCAGGCAAGTCGTGGCTCTACACTCTGAAGAACGTCGCTTGGGACTACTTGCTCAACCAGTTCACCGATTTAAACGGCGACTTCGAAGCGATCAACGGATGCGAGAATCGCACGGATGATCTAGCGGCGCGAAAGATCGGAGTCGGAACGATTTACCCTCAAGGCGCGAACGCCGTCCGACAGCAGATCGCACAAGATGTCGTCGTGACGTGCGTCAAGACGGCAGGCCCGTACGTCTTCTCCGTTCCCAATGGCTACGAGTTCTCCTGCTAATGACAAGCCTTCCATCCGACATCAACGCGCTTTCTCGAAACGCTCCGCGTCGTCGGATCGTGGCTTCAATCGCGAAGACGGCATCTTCGATTGTGTACGAAGTTCCCGCGTCGAAGTCTCTGCGAATCGAATCTCTTTCGGTTTGCAACACGGCGGTAGGGACCGTCACCTTTCGTCTCTTCATTCTCGGCGCAAACGAATCGACGGCAGTCTCGAACGCGGTCTACTACGACAACCCGCTTCGAGGAAATGCGACGCTCCTCGATGACTCGATTCGATACTTGAACGCAGGAGATCGGATCGCGCTTCGAGCGGATACCGCGAGTTC